AACTGGTCAAGCCCGATACTACAGTTGATCGGCTGCTTTACGGCACGCTTACTGTCACGCCGGAAGTCACCCGCTAATGGCTGATATTATTGTCAGACAAGCCAATGCCACCAGCCTGACGATTCAGGCATCAAGCAATCAGGTGCTTGTGCGGCAACAGCCGAATAATACGGTGGTCGTGCAGACGACCGGCAACAGCTACGTTCTGCCCGTCGCGACTAATAGCACGCTTGGCGGCATCATCGTTGGCGATAATCTGACGATCAACGCCAATGGGCTGCTGTCGGCTCAAGCGGGCGGTGTCAGTGCGTTCAATAACAGGACCGGCAATGTCACTTTGACGGCGAATGATGTTTCGGCGGTCGGCAATTCGCTGTATTTTCCGCTGAATGCTAACATCGTTAGCGGCAACGCGACGATAGCAGGGCAGGTTTATCAGCTTGCAAGTGGCAATGGAACACTTAATAAACGGACAATCTATGGCATCAGTAAAACAAACAATCTTTCTACCACTGAATATCAATTTGCAATCGGCATGACTTACGGCTTTCCAGCCGCTGGCAGCGTCTTTTTATCTCGTGCGTTCGATACGACAGTAAGTAGAGGGCTAAGTCAATCTGAGATTGACCTAAGCCCTGTTTCTGCGCAGCTTATTTCTACGAACAAACATGCAAACGGAACGCTGGTGAGTCAAGCAATATTCGGAGCGGCGGCCAGCGGTTCAACTTTGTATTACGAAGATCAGACAACTTTCTCATTTATGGAGGTTGGTGTCACCGGCATCCTTTTCTTTGGCGTGACATTTGGGGTAAACAATTCGCCACCCGGCCCAAATGAATTAATGACACGATCAACCTGCGACAATCGCTATGAGCCGATCACGAGGCGTAATTAATGCCATTTTCCGAATTAAAACACAAAGGTCTGATCTTTGACGCGACCAGCGACGCCAATTTCACCGGCAACGGCATTCATTGTTATGGCGGCCTTGAATACTTCGTTGCGTGCTTTCCCACCGGTGCAAACGGCGCACTGGAAGCCTATGAAATCGGGCAGAAAGTCGGCCTCTACAGCAGTAACGACAACGGCACGCTCTATTCTGAATGCGTGCTGGATAAGGGCAGCCTGGCAATCATTGCTAATAATGCCACGCTGTCAAACGTCACCGTCTGGGGCAGTGACTCAATCCTGACGCAAGGCCGAGGTGATGGACGCTATGCCACGCCCGCCAATCTGACCGCCTATCTGCCTTCCGCCAATTTCACTTATGCCAATATCGGCGGAACAATCCCGACAGCCACGAATACATCGCTCGGAGCGATCAAAGTAGGATCAAACTTGACCATATCCAACGGTACACTATCGGCAAGCATTCCGGCGGCTGGTTTTACTAATGGTGATACGCTCAACGGGGGCAGTTATTAATGCCCACTTTTAACGGCACAATTATTCTGAAAAGCAACAGCACTGCCGGGGCAATTCCAGCCAATACAAGCCTTTCTAACGGCGAAATTGCGATCAATACCAAAGATGGCATTATCTACAGTAAAACCAGCGATCTTGGCTATATCATCAACTGGAACGGAACGATCAATTATCCACAAGTTTCAATTACTTATCTGATCGTTGCCGGTGGTGGTGGCGGTGGCGGCCATGCGTCAAACGACAAAGGCGGTGGCGGTGGTGGTGCGGGTGGTTTGCTCACAGGCACGGCCAACTATTCGCAGGGCGTCAATATTACCGTCACAGTCGGCAGTGGTGGGGCTGGCGGCGGTGTCGGCCTGCAAGGTGCGAACGGATCAAACTCCACATTTAGCAACCTGACATCCATTGGCGGCGGCGGCGGTGGTGCGGCTGCTAGTGGTTCTGGCGGATCAGTTCATGCAGGATTGGCGGGCGGTTCGGGTGGCGGTGCAACTCGCAACGGTGCCCGTGGTGCTGGCACAAGCGGCCAAGGCTTTTCGGGCGGCCTTGCCCCTAATGTCGATGGCGGAGCGGGCGGTGGCGGCGCGTCTGCCAACGGCACAAACGCAACAGCGGCTGGCGGTGCTGGCGGCAATGGTACATCATCAAACATTACCGGTACACCCACGGACTATGCAGGCGGCGGCGGTGGTGGTGCATTCACCGGCTCAGGCGGAACGGGCGGAACTGGGGGTGGTGGTACGGGCGGCAACGCAGCCGCATCTGGTGCCAACGGCACAGCCAATGCAGGCGGCGGCGGTGGTGGTGCCGGCGGTGGTGACGCTGCGACACGCTCAGGCTCAAATGGCGGCAGTGGCATCGTCATTATCAGCTTTGCCAATACGACAAATATAACAGTTGCAGCCGGGTTGACTTACAGCAATTCAACCAACGGGGCGAATAAGGTCATTTCCTTCACCGGTGGCACTGGCAACATCTCATTCAGCTAATGGCATACTACGCACTTTTAAACGCTCAGAATCTGGTAACAGAAGTCTTTTCCGGCAAAGATCCCGGGCAGGATGGAGTTGCCGACTGGGCAGCGTATTATGCCAAAGTTCGCAATCAAAAGTGCTTGCAGACAAGCTACACCGGCAGCATCCGGAAGAATTTTGCATCTGTTGGATTCAGTTACGACCAGACACGAGACGCTTTCATCTCTCCCCGGCCCGAGCCTGCCGAATATTACGCGCTGAATGAACAGACCTGCCAATGGGTGATGACCCCGGCTGGCATGCTGGCAATCACAACAGATGCCATCAAGGCCCATTTTGACCAGGTGGCTAAACAGCGGGAATATGATAGTCTGCTAACCATCGACACCTATAAAGGTTCAAATGTTCCAAAATGGGCCGCAGAACATGCTGCATTTTTCACCTGGCGTGATCAGTGCTGGCTTGTGGCCTATCAGATTCAGGCCGATGTTGCGGCTGGCCTGCGACCCGTGCCAACGCCGGAACAAGTGATTAGTGAACTGCCTGTACTTGTGTGGCCATCATGAGCGATCAACCAAGCCAATCACCTCGCGAACTGGTCGAACAACTTAAAGCTCAGGGCCTGACATTCGAGCAGATTGTGGCCGAACTCAAGAAACGTGGCATTAAGCTGGGGGGCCAGAAATGACAGACATCGTAGGGCAGATCAATAAACAGCAGATCAGCAAAACGGTCAAGCGGGCCGCCCTTGCCGGCTTGCTGGCAATCTTGATTGTCGTTGAGGCCGACCTGCCCGCCATTGTGGAAGCCACAACCCCGGCGGGCGTGGTGCTGGCAATCGTCATTAGCCAAGCAATCTCGTTTCTCAAATCTGGCAAAGAAATAAAGGTCTGAACTGATGCAAGATGCAACAGTGGACGACACCGGGCCGGGGATGTCACTTCTGCAATCGGCCTTGTATGGCGTAGGTTCTATCTGGGGGGCGGCTTATGTTGTCAATCACCCACAAGAGGAATCTATCATGCACCTGTTTGTCAGACTCATCCCCAACATCCTGATCGGCATTGCCGCCGTGATTCAGGCCGTTATTGCTTATCGCAAGATGCAACAGGCCGAAAAAGCCAAGTAACTCGGTTCGATCCTCAGTCCCGGAAAGGCAGGTGATCTGTTGTTTGGTGAAATAGTGGTCATGTACGGTCTGCAATGTCAAACGGGCGATTGCCCAAAAAACGTCCAAATTTCGCCCGTGGTGGCGTCGCCGGTGGTGATAGGTGAAATCTATCGACCGAACCCACTGCAACGCATCCTGCGCAAACGTGGGCCGGTTTATGCCGTTCCTGTTCTGATTCTTCCAGCCGAAACCAAGAAAGACGAGGTGAAGTGATGGCTCTTGACCCAGAGATCCAGACCCAGCTTGATACGCTGGTTGCGGAAGTGAAAAGCAAATTCACCGCTGAAAACCAAGCGGCCCTCGATGCTGCTAAGGTTGAAGCCGATGCCGCCATTGCGACTGTCAAGGCAGAAGCCGATGCCGCGATTGCGGCAGCCAAAAAGGAGGGACAGGGCGAGCTTTTGCTCACCTTAAAAAGTGCCTTCGGACTGCCTGTCTAAGGCCATCTTGTCACTTGCCGCGTGCCTGTCTTTGTACTTTGGAAGTCAGAAGATCGGCACGTTAGGCGAAGCCACGCAGACAACGCCAGAGCCAATCAAACCGGCTTGGCTGACGCTGATCTATGGCTCACGCTCCATCGACTGGATCGGTGACGAAAAGATCATGGCCGCAGCTACCAGCCGAGGCCAGCGAATCAGCTTTATCAGTGCCGATGATGCGGCCCTTGATAAGCTGCATCTGAGGCCGATGGTTCAAGCAGTCGGCACGCCTTGTCTCATCTTTCAAGGTGCTGACGGTCTAATTCAGCGGCTCGCGAAAGTGACCACGATTGACGAAGTTGTCAGGCAAATTGAATCGATCAAAAATTAGTTGGCAAACGTAAACGGCAAAACAATCGACCTGTCACCCACCGAGGGGATGCGGGCCGAGGCTGAACGCTACCGGAAATGGAAGGCCGACGGTCGCCGTGGTGGAACCGACACCGCACGGCGACGGGCCTCCCAGATTCTGTCAGCAGGCGAACTGTCGCCAGATGTGGTTATCACCATGTCGGCATGGTTCGCACGTCATGAGGTCGATAAAAAAGCCACCGGCTTTCGACCTGGTGAAGCGGGCTATCCAAGCCCCGGCAGAGTGGCATGGGCCGCATGGGGCGGCGATGCTGGCAAAACATGGGCTGACGCCAAAGCCAAGACCATCAAGCGTGCCCGTGGTGAGTCTGTCAAGGCACGCCAGACACCCAGACAATTACTGGACGCAATGCCGGACGGTGAACCGCTTTACCGTGCGGCCCGGTCGATTCTGCTGGCCATTGGCAAACAGCAGATAGAAATATGGCGGCGGTTTATTGAGCCACCAAAGGCCAAAGAGTTCAACCCGCTTGACCCCTTTGCGGGTGCGATTGAGATGGGCAACCGATTTATCCCGACCATCACCAGTTATATCGATGAATCAGGCCGGGCGGCACTGGTAGAGCTTGACCAGCAGGACGCAGATGAATGGCTGGTGAAAGCTCCGCATGTCATTGATGCGGCACGAACGGCAACGCTGAAACTCTGCCAAGAAACGACAAACCAGTTCATTTTCGATCTGAACACGACACTTGACGGGATTCGTGAGGACATTGCCGAATCCATCCGCACCGGCGAAACGCTTGGCGATACGGTGGACCGGGTTGATCGGTGGGTGAAAGAGAACGCCCGCTGGCGTGCCCGTCGCATTGCAGTCACTGAATCAGCCAGAGCCTACAACCAAGGCCGATATGAGGCCACAAGGGGCCTGGATTTTGTCGCCGGGTATGAGTTGGTTCTATCTTCCGACGCCTGCCCACTCTGCCATGCGATCAAACGCCAATGCCCGGTGATTCCCAAAGATGGCACATTCGGCCAAAGCGGGAAGAATGAAACCTATAAGAATCTGAAGTTCCCGCCATTTCATCCGGGCTGCCGCTGTACAACTGTTGTCGTGTTCGATGACGAGGTGCCGAAGGAATGGCCGAGGCCCGTCAAGCCAGCGGATAACGGCTATATCCTGCCAAGTGATGCCGACTTTGCCAACGCGGTTGAAGGCGGTTATGAGTCAGTCGCCATCGGCAACGCTAAATCAATCAACGCATTTATTTTGACTGAATAACAGGGCCTGACAAATGGAAAAACTCGTGAAGGCAGTCGAAACGACTGTCAATGGCGGCGGTGCAGGCTCGTTCAAGGGCTATGCTGCAAGATTCCTGAACATTGACCGGCAGGGCGACATCATCCTGCCCGGTGCCTTTTCTGGTGCTATCCAGACATTTATGGACGATGGCGGCATGGTGCTTGCCGACCATGAAAACAAGACATCCGCTGTGATCGGCACACTGATCGATGCTCACGAAGACAGAAGCGGCCTGATGGTTGACGTTGCCTTATCTGCCACAAAATCCGGTCAGGAAGTACGCCAATTACTGAAAGAAAAGGCATTGCGGAAAATGTCGATTAGTTTTTACGCCAAACGTCCGACACGCATCCCAGATTCAGCCATCCGTGAACTCTGGCAGAAATACAACTACAAGCCAAGCGAAGCCCAGAAGCAGCTTGCGAAGTCAGGTGCAAACCTGATCAGTGAGGTGGCCGAGGTCTTGGAAGTCTCCATTGTGCCGATTCCCGCCAATCCCGGCGCGGAAGTGATCGCAGTCAAGTCTCATGACGACTGTGATACACCGGCATTACCACCCACTGGCTTCGTGCAAGTGGCCGGTCAGTTGCTCGATTTCACCGCTTTAGTCAAGCGGTGCGAGCTTGCTGATCGTGTCATTTCTGATTTTCAATCGCCAAACCGGCGACATAAGTAAGGAGGCCACTCAAATGGCTTTGACAGAGACTCGCACGGCTTCGGCGATTGCTGAAGACCGTCTTCGCTTGGCTGCGCAGGTTCAGGGCCTGCGTGATGAACTGGTATCGGCTCCCGATGAAGTGCGTGCTGAAAAATCAGCCGACTTGTCGAGCCTGATGGACCAACTCGAACGCTGTGACAGTGAATACCAACTGGCCGCATCGCTTGAGCGTGCGAACCAGATGATTGAAAAAATGGCACGTCAACCGGCCCGGCCAGAGCCGACGGTTTACGGTGCCAACGTCCAATATCAACCGGCCCGCGTCTCATACGATGGTCGGGTGCTGGACAATGGCGGACTTGCCGATCCGTCTGACAAGTCGGCACTTGCCAGCCCTGAATATCATCAGGCATTCAAGGCACTGATCCAGGCACGCGGACGTATTGAACTTGTGAAAAGTTCAAGCCTGCGGAACATGCTGGAAGTCTATGGTAAGGGCGGCGACTTTGGTTTGCCATCCAACGAGTTTTATATGCCCTTTTCAAAGGACATGACACTTGGCACCACCACCAACGGCACAAACACCGTAACGCCTGATTTCCGCTTTGATGTGGTTGTCGGCAGAACGGTTGCCCCTGTAATGACTCGCATTTGCCGCGTCATTAACACAAATGTCAATCAGGTGACGTTCCCACGTGATTCAAACACGAACAATATCACCACGTCGCCGCAGTATGGTACGACCTTCCGCCCGTTCATGGGTGAAACAGTCAATACCACGCTGTCAAAGATCGATACCGGCCCGTTCACCCAGTTGACGATTCCGGTTAACACCGGCACGATGTTTACCGACGTATCGGCTGACTTCTTCGCTGACGTGGCAGGGATTTCCAACTACATCCAGACGGAAGCCTCAAAGGCTTTTGCGGCTGTGGTTGATAATCAGGTCATTAACGGTGTGACCGCATCGACCGAGGCGGAAGGCGTGATTTCCAACAGTTCAGTCGGCATCACCAAGACCGGCAGCAATAACACGCTTGTCGCATCTAAGGTGATTGACGGCTTCTATGCCCTTGCTGACCAGTATGCCACAAACCTTTCATGGGTGATGCGTCGCGCGACTCATGGCAAGCTGGTTGCCCTGAATGACACGACCAACAGAAGCCTTTTCTTAGGCTCTGCCGACTCTGGCTATGTGCAAGGTATTACGCCTTCCATCATGGGCCAGCCGGTCTATTTCAACGGCTTTGTGCCTGCCTCTGGCGCATCGACACCGAAGTCGATTGTCTTAGGTGATTTTAACGAGTACATCCTGCTATTGCGGCAGGGCTTCACCGTCGCGATTGATGAGGTGTCATTGGCCTATGCCAACCGCGTCCGCATCGCGGTCAAATACCGCTTTGGCGGTGCTGTGAGAGACCCGCGTGCGTTCCAAATTATTCAGGA